TGTTCGGGAAAGTCGACTGATATGTGGAAGGCGCTGGCCTCTAACGCACTGACGTTTCTGGTTGTTTTGCTGTTTCTTGCCGGGGGTGTGATCCTCTGGGGGCAGCAGAGCTATCAAAGCGCAGGCCCGCTGGAGGCCCCGATCTGTGTGCGGGTAGCCAGCGGTTCCAACATGTCGCGCGTCTCCAGCCAGCTGGAGCAGGACGGCGCGATTTCCAACGGTTCGCTGTTTCGGATCGGCGCGGATTATTCCGGCAAATCCGATCAGCTGAAGGCCGGGGCCTTTCTGGTGCCCGATGGCGCCTCGATGGAGGAGATCGTCGATATCCTGACCCGCGGCGGCGCCAGCACTTGCGGCACCGAAGTGGTCTATCGGATCGGCGTGACCCGCAGCCAGATCCTGGTGCGTGAGCTGGATCCGGCGACCAGCCGGTTCGTGGAAACCGCCAACTTCAACCCGGCCGCCGAAGACACCCCGGCTGAGTTCACCACCGCAGCCGAACGGGGCGACACCCGCCACCGCATCGCGATGGCCGAAGGTGTGACCTCCTGGCAGGTGGTGGAAAGCCTGAAGTCGGTTGGCGTGCTGACCGGTGAGGTGGCTGATCTGCCCGCCGAAGGGTCGCTGGCACCTGACAGCTATGAGGTCAATCGCGGCGATACCCGTCAGTCGGTGATCGACCGGATGCAGGACGCACAGGCCAGCATTCTGGCCAGCGCCTGGGCCAACCGCGTTGAGGGCCTGCCGCTGAAAACCCCCGAAGAGGCGCTGATCCTTGCCTCGATCATCGAGAAGGAAACCGGCGTGGCCGAAGAACGCCGCACGGTTGGGTCGGTTTTCATCAACCGCCTGAACCGTGGCATGCGCCTGCAGACAGACCCGACCGTGATCTATGGCATCACCAAGGGGCAGGGCACCCTGGGCCGTGGTCTGCGTCAGTCCGAACTGCGCGGCGAAACCCCGTGGAACACCTATGTGATCGACGCGCTGCCGCCGACCCCGATCGCCAACCCAGGCCGCGCCAGCATCGAGGCGGCGCTGGATCCTGCCAGCACCAACTTCGTGTTCTTTGTGGCTGATGGCACCGGCGGTCACGCCTTTGCGGAAACCCTGGCGGAACACAATCGCAACGTCGCCAAATGGCGCGCGATTGAGGCAGAGCGTAGCAACAACTAAGCCGCTGGCCTGACAATAAAACATTCTGGAAAACCCGCCCTCGTGGCGGGTTTTTTTATTGGGTGTGATCTTGATTCTACCCATCAATGAGGCGCGTCTGCGTCCGAACCGAGGGGCGAAGCGAAGCGCCCGCCCCATCAAACCAAAGGTTTGTCTTCGACAAAACGGGGCGGTTCGGGCGCTGCCCGGCGGAGCCGGGCAATAATCGTGTGCGCTGTCCAATGTTTTCATCAAATCGCCGGATCGCGGTCCCTTGTTGCGCGCCCTCTCTCAAACCCCACCGCACGCTGCCCTAACGCGATCTTAGCTTGGGTGCGGCAGTCTCCTTGCCAACTGGACAGCAGATCCAAAGGGGGCGGGCACGATGAATGTGCACAACAGCGACCAGACCGAGGGGGCCGTAGCGGCGGACCTCCTGGCTGAACAGCTGCTCGAGGTGGGGCAGCTGCTTGGTGAAATGAAACACGACATGAAGGCGATGCAATACCGGGTGCGTCTGGATGATGACGGGGCAGTCAGGGACAACCTGCGCCTGATCAGTGACCTGCGCAACTGGCTGAAGATCGCCTGGGAACTGGAGACGAAATTCCATGAACGAGAGCAAGAGCGCGCCGGACAGTCGGCCACCTATGCCGTCGACTTCGACCGGGCCAGGGATCAGATCCGCTGCCGGTTGGATCGGTTGCGCCGATGTGGCCTTGCAGACGGCCTTTCTCGATGAATTGGGTGAGGAGGAGATCCTCGCGCTGCCCTATCTGTTTGAGTTCTGGGCGATGGAGCATCAACTGCCGCCCTCTGGCGATTGGCGCGCTTGGGTGATCCTGGGCGGGCGCGGTGCGGGCAAAACCCGGGCCGGGGCGGAATGGGTGCGTGCGCAGGTCGAAGGCGCGCGGCCCCGCGATCCCGGCCCCTGTCAGCGGCTGGCCATTGTGGGTGAAACACTGGATCAGGCGCGCGAAGTTATGGTCTTTGGCGAAAGCGGCATCCTTGCCTGTTCCCCGCCTGATCGGCGGCCCGACTGGATCGCCAGCCGCCGCCTGTTGCGCTGGCCCAATGGGGCTGAGGCGCAGATCTTCTCGGCCCATGATCCCGAAGCCCTGCGCGGTCCGCAGTTTGATGGCGCCTGGGTGGATGAGCTGGCCAAATGGCCCAAGGCGCAGGACACTTGGGATATGCTGCAGTTTGGCCTGCGCCTGGGCGAGGACCCGCGGGTCTGTGTGACCACCACGCCCCGCAATGTCACCGTGCTGAAGGACCTGTTGAAACGCGACAGCACCGTGGTGACCCATGCCGCGACCGAGGCCAATCGCGCCAATCTGGCGCGTGGTTTCCTCGAAGAGGTGGAGGCACGCTATGCCGGCACCCGGCTGGGCCGTCAGGAACTGTCGGGTGAGCTGCTGGAGGACGCCGAAGGCGCGCTGTGGCGCCAGGCGGGTCTTGAGGCGCTGCGCGTTGCGCAGGTGCCGGATCTGGACCGGATCGTTGTGGCGGTGGACCCGCCCGTCAGCAGCCACGCCGCATCAGATGACTGCGGCATCGTGGTGGTTGGCGCGGTCACCCGCGGGCCGGTGCCCGACTGGCGCGCCTATGTGCTGGAGGATGCCAGCTGCAGCGCCGCCAGCCCCACGGAATGGGCCCGTAAGGCCCTGTCGATGATGGAAAAATGGGGCGCTGATCGGCTGGTGGCCGAGGTCAATCAGGGCGGCGATCTGGTGGAAACCGTGATCCGTCAGCTTAACCCAACCGTGCCCTTTACCAAATGCCACGCCAGCCGCGGCAAGGTGGCCCGCGCAGAACCTGTGGCGGCGCTTTATGAACAGGGGCGGGTGTTTCACGCCCGCGATCTGGGTGCGCTGGAGGATCAGATGTGCGCCATGACCGCCCAGGGTTTCAGCGGCAAAGGTAGCCCCGACCGGGTGGATGCGCTGGTCTGGGCGCTGACCGATCTGATCCTCACCCCAGCACAAAACTGGCGCCGCCCACAGCTGCGTGCGCTGTAGTGAACAGACGTTAACCATTTTCCGTCACAGTGTTTCGCAACACAAACTGACCCGCCGCCAGATGGCAAAAGCAGGAGAAATCGAACCCAATGGTGTTTTCGCTTTTCAAATCGACCGCCACAATGCCGCAAACCGCCCCTGAAACCGCTGTGGCTGCGGTCCCGGCGCAGAAGGCCAGCGCGGCCGGGCGGATGATGGCCCTGCAAAGCGCAGGCCGCATCACCTGGAGCCCGCGCGATGCCGCCTCACTGGCGCGCAACGGGTTTGCCGGCAATCCGGTGGGGTTTCGCTGTGTCAAACTGATCGCCGAGGCCGCCGCTTCGCTGCCGCTGCTGTTGCAGGACCGGTTGCAGCGCTATGAGACCCATCCGTTGCTGGACCTGCTGCGTCGACCAAATCCGGTGCAGGGCCGCGCTGAACTGCTGGAGGCGCTCTATGCGCAGATCCTGCTGACAGGCGACGGCTATCTGGAGGCCGTGGGCCATGAGGGCGAACTTTGTGAGCTTTACGTTCTGCGGTCGGACCGGATGCAGCTGGTGCCGGGCGCTGATGGCTGGCCCAAGGCCTATGATTACGCCGTGAACGGGCGCAAACACCGGTTCAGCATGCGTGCTGACCTGCCGCCGATCTGTCACATCCGCGCCTTTCATCCGCAGGACGATCACTATGGGCTGTCGCCGATGCAGGCCGCCGCTCAGGCGCTGGACGTGCACAATGCCGCCTCGCGCTGGTCCAAGGCGCTGCTCGACAATGCCGCGCGACCCTCGGGCGCCTTGGTCTATCAGGGTGCGGACGGGCAGGCCGGGCTCAGCGCCGATCAATACGACCGGCTGCAGGCCGAAATGGCGCAGTATCATCAGGGCGCAGGCAATGCGGGCCGGCCAATGCTGCTGGAGGGCGGATTGGACTGGAAACCGATGGGGTTCAGCCCCTCGGACATGGAGTTCCAGAAAACCAAGGACAGCGCCGCGCGCGAAATTGCTCTGGCCTTCGGGGTGCCGCCGATGCTGCTGGGTGTGCCGGGGGATGCCACCTACGCCAATTATCAGGAGGCCAATCGCGCCTTCTACCGGCTGACGGTGTTGCCGCTGGTGCAAAAGGTCTGTGGCCGGTTGGGCGATTTCCTGTCGCACCATGTCACGGCGTCGCTGGACCTACGGGTCGATCTGGATCAGGTGCCCGCCTTGGCCATCGAACGTGACGCGCAATGGCAGCGGATCAGCGATGCGGCCTTCCTGTCGATCGCGGAAAAACGCGCCCTCCTGGGGCTGCCTGCCTTGTCTGTTGAAGAGCCGGCAGAGGCCCCCGAAAAGGGAACGGGCGATGCGCGATGAACGCTGGTTTGAACCGTTTGAATGCGCACCCGGCCTCAAGCTGGAGGCCCATGAGAGGATGACGAAACTGCAGTTTGACGGCCAGAACCGCCGCATCGAACGGCTGGAACACCAGATGGAGCGGCTGGAACGTCGCCTGTGGCTGACCGTCTACGGGGTGGTCGCGATGATCCTGGCGCAGGCGCTGCAATCGCTGCTGCACATTGGCTGAGGTATGATGATGTTGGAACGTAAATTTACCCGCTTTAACAATTCACTATCCGTTGAAGGTGAGGTTGCGATCAGCGGCTATGCCAGCCTGTTTCATCAACCCGATCAGGGCGGGGATCGGGTGATGCCCGGCGCTTTTGCTGCCTCCCTCAAGCGGTTGGCGGCTGAGGCACGCGCGGTCAAAATGCTGTGGCAGCATGATCCGGCCCAGCCCATCGGGTTGTGGGAGGAGATTTATGAAGACGCGCGCGGCCTCTGGGTCAAGGGGCGGCTCTTGCCTGAGGTATCGCGCGCCCGCGAAGCGCAGGCTTTGATTGCCGCCGGGGCCATCGATGGGCTCTCCATCGGGTATCGCACGGAAAAGGCGGTCAAAAACCCCACCGGCGGCCGCGCCCTGCAACAGCTGGACCTGTGGGAGGTGTCGCTGGTGACCTTCCCCATGTTGCCGTCTGCGCGGCTGCAGCCCGCAGCGCTGCAGGAAAAGGCACAAAATGACGCGCGAGACTGGCGCGATCTCACCGCCACGCTTCGAAACGCAACCGAATTGATCCGCCAACCGGGCGCCTGACGCGCCCCCAACCCATCCATCCCTCACGAAAGGAAATGCCATGACCGAGGCAGAGTCTCGGACCGGGGAAGATCTGTCTCCGGCCCAGGAAGTGAAAGCCGCAGTTGCGGATTTTATGAGCGCGTTCAACGGCTTTCGGGCCGATGTTCATCACCGCATTGAAAAGCAGGAAGAGCGATTGACCATGATTGACCGGAAATCCAACACCCCCGCCCATATCCCGCAGCGCCCCCAGCTGAGCGCCGCTGCCGCCCCTGAGGTGCCGCACCAGAAGGCCTTCAACGCCTATCTGCGCTCTGGCGAAAATGATGGGCTGCGCGGGCTGGAACTGGAGGGCAAGGCGCTCTCGACCGCGGTGAACGGCGATGGCGGCTACCTTGTGGATCCCGCCACCTCGCAGGCGGTGCAGTCGGTGCTGACCGGCGCGGCCTCAATCCGGGCGATTGCCAATGTTGTTGCGGTCGAAGCCACCTCCTATGACGTTCTGATCGATCAGGGTGAGCTGGGCCATGGATGGGCGACCGAGGCGGCAGCCACTGAAACCGGCACGCCGACCATTGATCGGATTTCGATCCCGCTGCATGAGCTGTCGGCGCTGCCCAAGGCCAGCCAACGTCTTCTGGACGATGCCGCCTTTGATATTGAGGGCTGGCTGGCCGGTCGTATCGGCGAAAAATTCGCCCGGGCGGAGGCCGCAGCTTTTGTGAATGGCGACGGCGTGGATAAACCCACCGGTTTCCTGACCCATTCGGCGGTGGCCAATGACAGCTGGGCCTGGGGCAGCTTGGGCTATGTGCTCAGCGGTGCCGATGGTGGCTTTAACGGGGCAGATGCGCTGATCGATCTGGTCTATGCCTTGGGCGCGCAGTACCGCGCCGGGGCGGCCTTTGTGATGAATTCAAAAACCGCCGGGGCGGTGCGCAAGCTGAAAGATGCCGATGGCCGCTTCCTGTGGTCCGATGGTCTGGCTGCAGGGGAACCTGCGCGCCTGCTGGGCTATCCGGTGGTGATCGCTGAGGACATGCCAGACATCGCCAGCGGCGCGGATGCCATTGCCTTTGGTGACTTTGCTGC